TTAGTCTAATAAGATTTTTTTCAATTTTTTTATTATTTTCTAAGTAGACGATGAAATTATCAATTTCACCTTGGATGATCTCAAAATTGTAGGATGTCGAGTAGAACGACTCACAAAAGGATGTCGCAAACTTTTCATACCAAAACTCATACCAAAATTTTATTGCTATCAAATCTGCGTGCTGTGTAGAAATACTTTGAAATCTAAGGAACTTCAATGTGTACAGCATAGGGTACAAACATGGACAAGATGTATCCAGATCAAATAATAAAATAATTTGACTTTCGTTTGAAACTTTATTTTCCAAATGAATTGTTGTTAAAGCAAACATAGTAAAGTTTATGAAGTATCCTTAAGATCAACATATCATATTTTATGAGTTAAATAAAAATCGCTTAAGTTATTGAATTACAGTTCATGGAAGAGAAACATGAAGTTATTGTTAGGTGTATCTGATTTAACATAATAGTTTCGTTATGCGACATTCGCTATTGCTTCTTTATCTTCCGCTAATGCCTCACTGGAGAGAATAGCTTTGTATAGAAATACAGGTAATCCATCTTCTTTGTCTTGCACTCTTAATGGTTTTGTCCCGTCTCTATATTCAAATATAGCAATAGGGTAGTTGTCTTGATCTGCTAGATAAAAACGTCTGTCTTTTATTATTAGTTTGTATTCTGCAAATTGATGTTGTAATAAGCGCATGAATTTACTCTCATTTGGTGAGAGTAAATTTAATTCACGTATCCGATCCATGTCACTTTGATGATTTAGCTTTGCTCTTTGCCTTTCGTTATAGCTTAAATATACATTTTTGGTTTTTTGTACTTCTTTTGGATGTACCTTTTCGGGTTTTGAGTCTCGATATAAATAACCAATGATAAAACCAAATATTAAACAGAATATTCCTAGTCCCATAAATTTATCCTTATTTAGGGATTACCACTTCACCACTATTATTTACTTCAATTAGATCAATGCCTTGCTCTATTAGTATATGTACTAATTCGCTATCTCGTACAGGCTGCTGTCCTTTTTGAATGAGAACTTTATTGATTTCTACTGCTTTTTTACGCAATTTCTCTTGTTCACTTTCATTCAATCTTACGCTTTGTACCATTTCTTAACACTCATTTGGTTTACTTGTAGAAAATGATACATGTATTTTTGCATGCATGTATTGTGCATGCTTGTGTACATGTGGTAAATTCCGCCTTATGCATTAATGCATGCATGTGGACAAGAATAATGAAAACGCTTACTTTTGATACACAACAAGATTTTATTCAAGCTGCTTTTAATAAAGTTGCTCAAATTGTGTCTGAACATGGTCAACCATGTTTGGAGGCTTTTGTGCCTGCATTCTCTACAGAACAATGTTTAGAACATTTGGCTTTGGTTGCTTCTGAGTGGGCTTATGATTTCTCAACAATTGATGCTTATGGACAAACATACAAAATCGCCAATGCAGAATTAAAAGAAGAAATGGGGGATTGTTAATGTTTTTAACTAGAAAAATTGAACCTCAAAAAGCAAATTCTGCAATTATTTATTTAAAACAACATATTGAATATTTAGCTGATTTAGAAAATTTAAACGGTTCTCGTAGAGCTCGCTTTGCTAAAGGTGAACTTGATCATGCTGTTTTTCAAATTAATTTATTTATTTCAGATTTAGAAAAGCTTGAAGTTACTTATCCTGCTTCTTCACAAATTGCGATGTATTTAGAGTTTCGTAAACGCTTTTTGATTTCTCTATGTGTACATTCTGAATCTAATATTTCTCAAATAAAAGAACTTGATTTTTTATTTGAATATTTTAATTCAAATAAGGCGGTTTGAATGAAAACTATAAAAACTGCTCCTACATATCCTATGAATCTGGACGAAGAAGGTCGCTTGATCATGCTTACACCAGAAGAATTACGCCTTTCAAATATTGGTCAAAAAATAGACTTAACCCGTGAAAACCACGGAGAAAGCCCTTATAACTGGCTCGAAAACAATGTTTCTTCTACCCCCATTTATAATATGGGGGTAACGGCAGTTGATTCACGTCTGCAATGTGATCATTTCACCTTCCCACGGAAGCTAGACAACGTAAAAGTGATTCTCACTGAAAAGGGCAATTTACCGATTCTGCATTCAGTACCTTGTGATGAATACGGTATAGCTTCTCATGACTGGGTGACTTTTAGCTTTGATGCTTCTACGCTTGGCGAAGAATATTCCTCTATTCATCCTGACGAAGTCGAATCCGTTCTTACTTATGCAATTGAAAACGTCCTAGATCACCATCTTTACGAAATTTTTGGCTTTGGCTTGGAAAAAAAACGTGAAAAGGGCATGCACAACTATAAATATGCTTATGAATTACAAGACATGATGGGAATGGTTTTGTATGGTCATAGCTCTAAAAAAATAGCTGTTCAAATTAACGGTACTGGTTGCGCTCTTGCTCGTCTTGGATGGAATGAACGTCTTTACCGCTTCTTAAAAACATTTTCAATAAAACCAAAACTTACTCGTGTAGACCTTGCCTTTGATGACTTTGACGGAAAATACATCTCTGTAGAAATGGCGAATTATTGGGATGATCATGGAGGCTTTTGGTGTGGTGGTCGTCAACCAAAAATTGAAATGTTTGGCTGTTGGAAACGTCCCAACGGAAAAGGTCGCTCTTTCTGTATTGGTGATCGTACCAGTGGAAAATATTGTCGCTTCTATGAACGTGGTAAAAAAGAGGGCAGTCCGCTTTCTCCGTGGTGTCGTGCTGAAGTCGAATTTAAAGGTAAAGATCGCTATATCCCCTTAGATATTTTGCTTTCCCCAAGTCAATATTTTTTAGGTGCTTATCCTTGCTTTGAATGGCTTGCACAGACTTTACAAAAAGAATTTTGCTCACCTGAAAAAATAAAAACTGTTAAAAAACAAGCTCAAATCCATTGGGATTCAGCTATTCAGCTTTTAAAAGATCAGTACGGAAAATATATTCGCCAATTTGCAAAAATCATTGAACCCAATGAATTGGTTTCAATGCTTTCGTCATCTAAAGATGAAGTGCCAAAACGTCTTAAATTTTCACATGCTGTAGTAATGCAGTCTATTCGCTTAAAACAACCTATTAGATCATATGATGAATTTCCGCTTTTTGTGGGTGTTCAAGGTCTAAATGATTCTACTTATAAGGATTTTATCAATGCAGTTCAAAACACAAATGGTAGTACTTGGTGCCAAAGCTTCTAAAGGTGAATTTAACGGACGTCCGTTTGATTCAACAACAGTTTATCACCAAGCCGATTTACAGGAAGGTGAAAACTTTGCTGGACAAGTAGGCTCTGAAATGAAGTGGGGTACTTCTTTTAACTTTGAGCGTATCAAGGGGCAAAAGTTTCCATTCGTTGCCGATGCAACATTGGAACAAGTATCCAACGGTAAAACAACCGTCACCATTATTAAGGAACTTGTTCCCCAAAAGGCTCAACCATGATCTACACAAATTTCCTGACGTATGCCTGTCCGATCTGTGGCACGTACCTACATCAGCAACAATATTCTTTTTATGTTTCGGCATGTAAGGGGTAACAAACTATGGCAAGCGTATGTAATGAATTATCGCAACCTGATAGCAACGGTATTCAACATTGCTTGCAATGGGTCGACTTTTCTTTTCTGTCAACATTGGCAATAACAAAAACGCAAATGATTGATATTGGGGGAAGTCTTTTAACAGTAGCAGGGATATTCCTTGCCTACGCAATTATCGCAAAAGCAGTAAAAATGCTTTAAGGGAAAACATTATGAATGAAATTACAGTTAAAGAAAAACAAGGCGTTTTAACATTACGCAATGTTTCTAAATATGGTCTTGGTGCAACTATTGGTGGTGCGATGGCTCTTGCTCCGACTGTACATGCTGCATCTTCAATTGACGCAACGGGCTTAACTGCTGAAATTGACGGTTCTAAAGCTACAGTCATTACGCTTTTCGGTGCGGGTCTTGTTTTATTAGGCATCTTTGCGGGTTGGCGTTATCTCAAACGTGGTGCGAATTCAGCATAAAAAGCAAGCCCCTACGGGGGCTTTCTTCATGGAGTAAATAATGGAAGAAGTAAGCGTTTTAAATTGGATACCAATTTTAATTTTATTGGGGGCAGTATGGTTAATTATAAAAAACTTGTAAGTTATTTGCTTTCGTTTGTTATTGCGCTTTCTCCAGTGCTTATGATTAATTCTGCAAATGCTCAAACACTTGCTGGCTCGGGCTGGGGGATTGGCTCTCGTGTAGCTCAAGGTGCTTCTACTTTAATTAATGCAACAAAAAATGTTGTTATTGATGGTAAAAATGTTGTTAAAACTTCAACTGCTTTAATTACTCCGACCGCTTCACAAGTTGCAAAAGTTCTTGCTAGGGGCGGTGCTGGCTATGCACTTTCTGTTGCTGTTGAACAGTTGATCGGCGCTGTTGATTGGGTTCTAGATCCTGCTAATAATCAAATAAAATATAAGCCTGATGTTGCTAATGATCCTGACGCTAAAAGAATCTGGTGGGGTGATCATGACAAAACTAGAACTACTTATTATCAAGCTGCTTCTAGAGAATGCGCATTTCATGATCAAGTATTTAAAGGCGAACATCGTAATTTTTCCGGTTCTACTTTCGCCGAATCCACTTGGGTTGTTATTTATTGCGTTAGAACGTCAGATGGTTATAAAGACACTTGGTCTGTAAGTTCTGAAATTAAAACAGATCCAGTTGAAGAAGAAGAAAAAACACTTCCGCTTGATGTAGTAGCTGCTCAAGTTATTTCAAACGCTGAAAGTGGAGATACTGACGCTCAAGTTGCTACGACTGCTGCTGCTGCTGATATTATCAATGAAGCTGAAAAAGACGATGCAAAAGCAAGACCGATTGTTAATGAATTAGAAAAAAATGCAAAAACGCAAACAGAAGAAGATGCAGCAACAGCTAAGGGTGAAACAAAACCAAATACAGAAACTGGCGGAACAGATTTAGCTTTAGAATTTCCAACATTTTGTGGATGGGCTCCAGTGGTATGTGAAGCTGCACAAGTTGTTATTAACTTTCCTACTAAAATTGAAACTTGGTATAAAGATTCAATTAATGCAGTTTCACAAGCGTATACAGCTACTAAGGAATGGTTTCAAAAAGATAGAGAAAATCCAAATGATCAATTAGATATACCAGTTCCAACTGATCCGAATATTAATACAGATATTAACTTTTCATCATCATGTCCTGCACCGATCACGCTTGCAAGCTTTTCTTATCACGGATCTAGTCAAAACTGGCAAGTCGATTTTTCACAGCTTTGTGATTCATATTCAACATTTGTTAAGCCTGTTGTTATTGCTATGGGTGCGTTTTCTGCTGTCTTAATCGTTTCAGGGGTTCGTACAAATGAGTAGTTTATCTTCGCTTTTATCAAGTGTTCAAAAAGGATTTTTGAAAAATGTGTTAACTGGAGCGGGTCTTACACTTGCGACAAGTGGTGTTGTTTTAACTGCTTTAAATACAGCGATTACACAGTTTAAGGGCTCTTTAGGTGCTTTGCCTATCACGTTAATTCAATTGGCAGGAATATGTGGTTTTGATGTTGCTTTTAGCTTAATTCTGGGCGCAATAGTCGCTAGGTA